TAAGCGTACCGATCTTTTCAACAAGGTCATCAGTCTGGCCGGTCGCTCTAACACGATGAAGACGTTGGCCGATTCGCTCAAGTCACTCGTCGCCCTGGAGCGTGAGGCATTCGGCGTCGATCAGCAGCAGAACAGTGGTGAAAGCGGCATCGAAACAGTACTGAAACGGATCGCGCTGGCTGATGGGAGCTAACGATGCGGCGCGTGTCGCTGCGATTGCTCGCTTGCTCAACGATCAGGAGCTGCACGCTAAGACCTGCATGTTCATTCTGGACAAGCAAGGTCGCAAGATCGCGCTGGAATTCAACAAGGCGCAATGCTACATCCATAGCCGCCTGAAAGAGCAGCTTGAACGCACCGGCAAGATTCGTGCGTTGATCCTGAAAGGCCGACAGCAGGGCGCATCAACGTACATCGCGTCGCGATTCTATCACCGGACGAGCATGCAGTTCGGTAAAAAGGCGTTCATTGTGGCCCATGAGCAAAAGGCCACGGACAACCTTTTCAACATGGTGAAGCGCTACCATGAGCATAACCCGATAGCGCCATCGACCAGCGCGACGAATGCGAAGGAACTGAAGTTCGCCACGTTGGACGGCGGCTACTTGCTTGCTACCGCTGGATCGAAAGACGTTGGACGCTCGAACACCGCGCAATACCTGCACGGCTCGGAGTTCGGATTTTGGGACAATCCCGAAATGCACTTCGCTGGACTGGGTAACACAGTCGCGGATGTCGAAGGTACGGAAATCATTCTTGAATCGACGGCCAACGGGATTGGCAACAAATTCCATCTGCTATGGCAAGACGCGGAAGCCGGTATCGGTGAGTATATCGCGATCTTCGTGCCGTGGTTCTGGCAAGACGAGTATCGCGCGCTGGTTCCGGTTGACTTTGAGCTATCCGGCGAAGATCACAAGTACATGCAGGCGTATGACCTTGACCTTGCGCAGATGGCTTGGCGTCGCAATAAGATCATCTTGTACGGCGCTGGATTTGAATGGCTGTTCGATCAAGAGTATCCGGCGACGCCTGCTTTAGCATTCCGCACGGCGACGAATGATCCGTTGATCAATCCAACGACGGTCATGGCGGCAGTCAACAGCACCTATCGTGAGCGTTCGGGCGCATTCGTCATTGCGTGCGATCCCGCTGAGTATGGCGCTGACCGGACGGCAATCGCATTCCGTCATGGCCGTACAGTCTTCCGCATCGAGTACCACGAAAAGAAAGGGCCGATGGAAGTCGCTGGATTGCTGGCGGCTTACTGGAAAGAGTTCAGTCCCGATGCGCTTTTTATCGACAAAATCGGTATTGGTTCCGGCATCTATGACAGGTTGCTTGAGCTGAATATCCCGGCTATCGGGGTGAACTCGGCAACACGAGCGGAAGACAGCGAGTTGTACGCTAACAAGCGTGCGGAGATGTGGTATCGCATGAAGGAATGGCTGGAAGACTTGCCGTGCCGACTGCCGAACGATACTGCACTGATTGCCGACATTTCGGCACCGAGCTACAAGTACGCATCAAACGGTACGCGCTTGATCGAATCGAAAGAGGATATGCGCAAGCGCGGCATTCGTTCGCCGGACGGCGGCGACGCCATCGCGCTGACCTTCGCCGAAAACGTGGCATCGAAAACGGTACGGGAAGATCGTCACCATCGACGCAGTAACACGCAGGCTCCTACGCGAGCAGGTTATTAGCTGCAATAGTTCAGAGCTTACACATTGTGTCCGGGCGACCAACAGCATACGATGCCAAGGCGACATTAAGGATCGTGGACGTAATGCGACTTTGTCGCGCAACGTCCACTGTACCGTCGAGTCAGGCATTCATTACCGGAACTGATAGCTCTTTTGCCAACAAGTCGGTGAGTGCCTTGCTTCGGCTCCCATCTTCAAAAGAAAGCCCCAGCTTACGGACGGCAGTTTCGATGCCCGTCGATCCCGCCGTTGCGAGTGACGACAATGTTGCATCATCATATAGCGATTGAATAATCGCACCGAAGTCCGGCTTTCCATTTTTGGAATAAAGCTTAATTAAATAGTTGTACAGTATGAAAACGAAGTGGTATCTGAAAACTTTGTACTTCCGTTTTATCGCATGCTTCCGAAAGAGGTTCTCCACTCTATTTAGGATTAGGGCAGCGGCGTAGTACCTTTCAAGCGAGTCACCGGCAACGAACATCCGGTCACGATTGCTATCTAGAATCTCACCAAAATAGCGATGCGTGCTTTGCGGTTGAGCGAGGCATGCCGAAACATACGCCTTAATCTGAGCCGAAAGGGTAACTATTTGACTGGTGCGAACATTCGGCATGTTGTCATACTGCTTTGATCGACGTTCATAGAAGATTGGATACTGCTTGCTTCCAGCGTGCGCCCTATAGTATTCCTCCAGATCCTTGTGGAACGGCGATAGTGACTCGAATGCCTCTACCTTAACCTCGGTTTGTCTGTTGGTCGCTTTTATAACATTGACTGCGATTTCAGAGTCTATTGTTTCAATAATCTTGGCGACGATATGAGACTTTGGGTCAATAACGTCCTTGTTTGCGAAGATAACGTGACTAGTTTGGCAGCCGTTAACAATCTGGTAATCTGTCAGCTTCACCTTGTCACTGATTCGTTCTACCTTCTTCGCGATTATGGTAATGCCGTTGTTATAGATTGCGAGTGCACCTTGGCCCGAACCAGACTTGAGGGTTGCATCTATTTCTTTGTTAACGCTGTTCTGCCCTTGATAATCACGAACATTGTCGTAAAATAAATTGCGTTGCAATCTGCCGTCTGAATCTGTTATCAGCTTTAAATATTCTGTTGCGGACAGGCTACCTACGAACGATTGACGAACCCCTTCGATTGCAGGCAACGACACTAGCGTAGGAAAGTCAATTTCTTTAAGAGATCGGCCACGAACTTCTCGATACATTTGCTTCAGGCGCTCGGCATCAACGCATTGGAAGTTTATTGCTGTGAATAGTCGCCGTTCCTTGATAACCTTTAGTTCGCTTTCGATAAGGCCAACAATGTGCTGCGGGTCTTCCCAACTTCCGGTTGTCGCGAAAAAGAGATCAAGATTGGGAGGGGTATCTAGGCTTATGCTGTTATTGTAGATAGCCTGCTTGAGCAAACGTAACGCCTGTATGTCTTCATTCTCTGGAATCGCCGATTGATCCGAGAAGAAATTCCGAATGCCTGCAAGAAAATTCAAAATCTGAGCGCCATTGAACTTCGCAGAGGTCTTGGATTGGATGAACGAAAAAGAAACGCTAAGCGATCCATTTTTCTTCAGAAAGAAGTCAATCTCCTCGCGCTCTTGGACGATGTTGCCGTTAACAATAATAGCTACTCCATCAATGGCTGAGTCGGCGCCACCGCCGACAGAGAGGTTTTCAAAGTCGAACTCACGGGGGTACTGCTTGGAGATAATGCAGTAGTTGACAAACCGCTCGAACTGTTCCGGTTCTGGTCTGGTTTCTAGCGAATTCTGTTCAGCAAAGTCGCGAACGTAGCCCTTCAGGATTTCATCGTGCATAAAACTCCCCTTAATTTGGATCAGTTCATATCATTCATGTTGATGTTGCCATCAGGTCACTTTTAGAAATTGTTGCAAAGAACCGCAATTGGCCGGTAGCGGCTAGAAGACAAAAGAATTTAACTCATCTGACGGATTGTGTGTGTCAGGTCGCGTTTAAGTTAGTACATATTCACCAATGAGACAAACCATGATGAACCCGCGCGACACGCAACACCGCGACTACGAAGCGGCGGCGCGCAAGATTTGGGGCCACGACAATGACCCACTGAATGCGCGTGACACGGCAGCAGTTCCGGCGATTGTTCCGGCAGTGACGATCATCGCAGACGCCGCGAACGCCCCGGCACAGAACAGCGATGCTCACGGCTCGGCAGGGGAAGTAGACAACTCGATTCCGACGACCAGTACCGCGCCGCCGGTCAAGGATGGCAAGGTCGCGCAATCGATCCCGCCATCCAAGGCAGGCAACGCTGCTTCGCCGATTGCGGCAGTCGTGGCAGGCAAAGCGCCAGCAGCAGCGGCACACGGCGACGACGATGCAGAAGACACGCCAGCCGAGGCATACCGCAAAGCCTGGGGAGCATAGGCACGTAGCCCTATTCAGCAGTACACACATGCCCCTCATCGCAGGGGCTTTTTTATTTCCATCGCAATAGCAATATGACAATGCTGATTTATACGCTTGCCGCTGTCGGCTGTGTGGCGCTCGTCGTGTTGGTGCGGTTTCTCGTCGCGTTATGGCGTGGCGAATTCAACATCGATTGATCATGAACACTCAACAGCAGCAGGCGCAGAACGAATACATCGCAGCGGCGCAAGCCGGTATGAATTCGGATTCGATTTCGCCATACATCGCCATCGATGCGTTAGGCAGCATGCTGATTGCCGAGTTCAAGCACGCGGAGTTGCAACGCCTACCAACCGAGCAACGTTGGCTACGCGACTTGCGCCAGTATCGCGGCATCTACGATCCCGAAGTGGAGCGCTTGATTGGCAAGCACCGATCAAAGGCATTCAATCGCTCCACGCGCGTCAAAGTCAAAACCGTTGATGCACGCGTAGCCGACCTACTTTTCCCTTCCGGCAGCGAGCGCAACTGGACGATTGATCCGTCGCCAGTTCCGAGCCTGGACGACGACACGACTAGCCAAATCGTGCAAGTGTTGATGCAGCAGCTTGGCCGCGCACCGACGAAGCAGGAATTGAATGCCGCGATCATCAAAGCCGTGGCAACTGCTGCGGATGGCATGACCAAGGCAATGGACGACCAGATATCGGAGTGCGCGTACAAGCAGACTTCGCGCAAGGTATTGCATTCCGGTCACCTGTATGGCACCGGCATCCTGAAAGCACCACTTGTCGAGCGCAAGA